AGGGCCGCGGATTTCATAGTCGCGTAAGCTTTAGTTTGTTCTTCTGTTAATTCTACTTGTCTTTCAACATAAGTTTTAGGAGGTAAATCTAGACAGTCTTCTTTCAAACAACGATAAGAAAACTTCTTTAATATCTCTGATAACTCATCAAGACGTTGATATCCTGTAGGTATTTGTACTCTACGTCCACCAAAATTTCTATCTACCATAATTGCATATCTATTTCTGTAAGAATAAAAGGAACCGAATCCTAATAGTTCTTCATCAAGAAAACCACATTGCGTGTATAAATCCAAGGGACTTTTTGTCACAGGGGAACCTGTAAGAATTCTTCTGTATTTAGCGTGCTTACCTAGATTGCAAATAGATTTAGTTCTTTTTGCACTAGGTGTTTTTATGGTAGTTGACTCATCGACAGCCATAAGAGTCTTGTGGCAATTAATAAACTTTGCGGCAAACTCAAGGCCCTTTTTTGTCGAAAATGCTTCTACATTCATTACAAGGATGTGAAGGTCATAGTCTACTTTAAATAATTGTTGATACTCTTTATCCTTTGTTTTAGATGTAGCCGCAGTCCATAATACCGTTTTATGATCTATGTGACTAGCTAAATGATTTGGTATTTCTTGTGAATACCAGTTTCTGTAAACACCTTTTGGTGCTATAATTAACGCCCCATTTATTTTACCTTTATCATACAGCATAGCCATATTGTCGACTAATACTTTTGATTTACCTGTACCCATTTCCATAAAATATGCGTACTCTTTTTTATTCCACGATTTTTCCAATGCAGTTATTTGATGTGCATAGGGTTTAGTTTTAAATTTATATTTCATAATTATTTTCTTCTTTCTAGTTGACAAGTATATAAAGCCTATGGTAAAGGTTGTCAAGAAATAAGAAATGAAAAATAAAATATTTGAATTGTACAAACCTAATTCCTTACAGGAGTTTTTAGAATTTTATAAAAACAACCCTGAAGAGAAATTTGTTTATGTGATTCAACAACCAGCGCCTAATATAAATATATTAAGTGCGTCTGATTTTGGTTATCTTGTAATATGTTTGCCTAACAGAGACCAGGCAATATTATCTACTGCACCTTATGTACAGAAGATGAAAAAGAATTTACAAGATTTTCGAAAGCACGATTATTTACTAGCAGTAGGAGATCCTGTAATTATAGGTATATCAACTGCAGCAGTAAGTGAAGTGACAGCAGGACAATTTAATATGTTGAAATGGGACAAAAGAGAATATAGATACTATCCTCTAGAAGTAGATATGTATCAGAAAGGATAATATGAGTGAAGTAAGAAATATGATGTTAGAAGATTCAAAAGATCTTTTAGACAATGTTGAAGCGTCAACAGTTGCACAAGAATGTGTAAAGTTAAAACAAAAAGAAGATGAGATTGCAGCATTAGAAGAGCAACTCAAATCTAAAAAAGCAGAGGCTGATGATATCAGTTCTCGTGTCATACCAGAATTATTACAGGAACAAGGACTATCAGAATTAAAGTTAGCTGATGGTTCCAAAGTCGCTGTGAAAAAAGAATATAGATGCACTCTTCCTAAAGATGAAGATAAGAGATCGCAATGCTATAAATGGCTTCGTGACCAAGGTTTGGGGGACATTATTAAAAACAATGTCTTCGTTACTTTTGGAAAGGGAGAAGATGACAAGGCGGAGCAATTGCTCAACCTTGCGGCAGAGAATGGTTTTCAACCACAACAGAAATCTGATGTGGCTTGGATGACATTGACTGCCCTATTTAGGGAGCGTATCGAGTCCGGGCTCGATATGCCTTCCGATGTCTTTAGTACTTGGATTAAAGACAAAACTAAAATCACCCGGAAATAACTATTGGAGAATGTATAATGGCTAATGAAATAAAAGCTAAACAAGACACATCACTAGCGTTGTTTGGTGATGACGTATCCAAAGGTTTTGAGAATATGACGCAAGAAGATATGGCGTTACCATTTGTCAGAATCTTGGGACAACTATCACCGCAGGTAACTGAAGGTGATGCAAAGTATATAGAGGGTGCCAAACCTGGTATGATCTATAATACTGTTACCAGCGAGTTATACGATGGTAAAAAAGGTATCAAGATAATTCCTTGCTACTACAAAAAAGATTATCCAGAATGGTCGGATAGAGGGGACGGACCAGGTGCTCCGGTTGCAGTTCACCTACCGAACAGTCCGGTAATCACAACAGGTAAGAGAGATGGCTCAAAGATTAGATTGCCTAACGGTAATTATCTTGAAGAGACAGCTTCTTACTACGTAATGATTGAGACAAAAACAGGGGGTTATACTCCTGCTTTGATTACTATGAAATCAACTCAATTAAATGTCAGTAAAAAATGGAATTCTATGATGAAAACCATACAAATTGCTGACGGCAAGGGTGGATTTGCTATCCCTCCTATGCACGGTGTTGTCTATAATCTAGCTTCTACCTTACAAAAGAACGATAAAGGTTCTTGGTATGGTTGGGTTGTGACACAGGACAGAATTTTAGGACAAGAAGATAAGTCTTTGTACTTAAGTGCAAAAGATTTTTCTGGAAATGTATCTAAAGGGAACGTTCAAACAAAAGCTGATGTGGAAGAGAAAGTACAGGATTCAACTCCGTACTAATAAAAATGAGGGGGAAGGCAACTTCCCCCTTTACAAAGAAAAAAGAAATGATAATGAAAAAAGATAAATTCAAAAATATATTTAGCGGATTAACTATAGCATATGGACAATATCAACCTGGTGAACGTGGCGAAAACGGAAAGCAACAAGGAAAAGCTTTTATTGTACGTGGTACCGTCACCGAAGAACTCTGGGAAAACCATCTTACCGGAAAAGGTCCAGCCCTTGGGATTATCCCTATCACAGAAAATAATGATTGTAGGTGGGGGTGCATTGATATTGACGAATATAACCTTGATCACGTTGGCCTCATTAAAAGTATTCGGAATCTTAAACTCCCATTAATAGTTTGCCGTAGTAAATCTGGCGGCGCGCACGTATTTTTATTCACAAAAGAAAACATTCCTGCATCTTTGATGCAATCAAAATTAAAATCTTTCGCTATCCTACTTGGTTATGAAGGATCAGAAATATTTCCAAAACAAACAGAAATACTAGTGGATCGTGGGGACACTGGTAACTTCTTAAATCTACCCTACCACAATGAAATGAAAGGACTACGTTATGCTATCAACGATACTGGCGCCGGTTGTACACTTGAGGAATTTTATCAGCTCTATGATGTTTTCGCGTGTAGCAAAGAAGCCGTTGAAAAAATTAAGACGGAAGAGAAAAAAATAGAAGAAGCATTTCCTGGTGGCCCTCCTTGTTTAAATAAGTTAGCTTCGATTGGTTTCGGGGAGGGCTCAAGGAACAACGCACTATTTAATATTGCAGTTTATTATAAACAAGCAAACCCAGATACTTGGGAAGATGAAATAGTAAAAGCGAATATGGAATTTATGGAACCACCCTTAAGTAATAGTGAGGTTCAACAATTAATTAAATCTGTAAATAGAAAAGGTTATGATAAATATAGATGTAAAGACGCACCTATTAATTCTGTATGTCAATCGGGTTTATGTAGAACAAAAAGATTTGGTGTAGGATTTGGTGAAGAAGAAATGCCTGTACTTGGAAGTCTAACTAAATACTCATCAACGCCACCACAATGGTTTTTAGATGTTAGTGGAACGCGGATCGAATTAAAATCAGAACAACTTTATAATCCAGGTATGTTTGCATTAGCGTGTTTAGATCAAGCTAATCTAGTTGTACCTGTACCAAAACCAAAAGATTGGAAACAACATTTTTTAAAACCAATGATGCAAAATTTACAAGAAGTAGAACCTTTAGAGTCTTTGAATCCTGTTAATGAATTAACTGGACTACTTCAAGATTGGACTACCAATAGACAGAATGCTAGAACTATAGATGACATATTTAACAAACTTCCTTTTACTGAAGATGGTTTTACATATTTTAGAATGGAAGACTTTTTTAATTTTTGTAAAAGAAATCATTGGGAGAAAGATAAAACTCAAACAGGTAATCTATTAAAACAATTAGATGTATTTGTAGAAGAAGAAAGAGTTAGAGTTAAGAAACAACAACCAAGATTAATTAAAATCAAAACAATGAAACAGACAGAGGCGTCAGTTTCTAAAACAACATACCAGGAGGAACATTTTTAATGAATACATATACTGAAATTTTTGGTTTATTAATCATAACAATATTTATGTTTGAATTAATATAATGAAAAAATTTAACTTAACTAAAAAACAATTAGAACTTTTTAATTTTATTAAAAAATATATTGATGAAAATAATATGGCACCTTCTTATGAAGAGATGAAAATAGGTACAGGGGTATCTAGTAAATGTTTAATTTTTGTGAAAGTTAATCAACTACAAGAAAGAGGGTGGATAGAAAAACTGCCAGGAAAGAATAGGAGTATAGTAATAAAAGTATGAAAACAATAATATTAGGACCACCAGGAACAGGTAAAACAACAACACTATTAAATCTAGTGGACGAATTTATACAGCAAGGGATAAGACCTAAACAAATTGGGTACTTTTCGTTTACTAAAAAAGCCGCGACAGAGGCGGCAACTAGAGCTGCGGACAAATTTAATTTAGATATTGAAAATGATTTAAGTAATTTTAGAACACTTCATTCCTATGCATTTAATCAATTAGGGATGACTAAAGAAAAAATGATGGGTCGGGATGACTACAAAGAGTTTGGTGAGAAATGTGGCATACCAATTAAGACTGCAAGATTTTCTGACAGCGATGGTACCTTTAATTCAGACAATGAATATTTAACAATTATAAATACAGCTGCAGTTAAGAGAATAGATCTATTAGAATATTATGATTCGAGACAAAACATATTGGACATTGAACGTAATACATTATTTTTATTGGCAGAAGAACTAAAAAGATTTAAAAAAGAAAAAGGACTAAAAGATTTTAACGATTTATTAATAGACTATATTGAAAAAGAATCTGTGAATAGTTTTAAAGTATTATTTATTGATGAGGCACAAGACTTATCTTTGATACAGTGGGAGATGGTTAGAAAACTTTGGGCCAATGCAGAAAAAACTTACATAGCAGGTGATGATGACCAAGCTATATTTAAATGGGCCGGTGCAGATGTGGATCACTTCATAGCTTTAAAAGAAGAAGTAAATGATATTAAAGTATTGGATCAATCTTATCGTATACCAGGTGGACCCATACACGAATTGTCACAAAGAATAATTGGTCAAGTACAAAATAGATTTGATAAAAAATATAAACCAAGAGAAGAAGAAGGTATCTTAAAAAGATATTCTGATATTACACAAGTAGATATGAGTGAGGGTAACTGGTTAGTATTATCTTCAGCCAATCATTTTTTAGATGATGCAAAAGATTTGTGTGAATTACAAGGATGGTATTTTCAATTCAAAGGAATGAACTCTGTACCTTTAAAATTATTACTCGCATTAAATAATTGGGAACACTGGCGTAAAGGTGAACTTTTAAATCATTTAGAAATTAAAAATATTTATGAGTATCTTGGATCAAATGTATTACCTGGATTTCAAAAAGGTAAGACTCTACATTCTGATGAAAAGTATACACTACAAGACTGTAAAGATAAACACGGTCTTATCATAGATAAAGTTTGGTATGAATCTTTTGAAGGATTAGATACCATTACTGAAAACTACATTCGTAATATGAGGGCGAATGGAGAAACATTAAATAAAAACCCTCGTATAATAATGTCAACCATACACGGAGCGAAAGGAGGAGAAGCTGATAAAGTTTTATTGATGCAAGACTTAACCAACGCCGCACTCGAAACATTTAGTTATGACCCGGATGAATTACATAGATTATTTTATACCGGAGCGACGAGAGCGAAGCGTGAATTACACGTCTTGGACCCAAGAGATTTTAATCGAGCTTATATATTATGAACTGCTGGCACTGCAACACTGAACTAATTTGGGGTGGAGATCACGACACGGAAGACAATGAAGACTATGATATTGTAAGTAATTTATCTTGTCCAAACTGTCATTCAGCTGTTGATGTTTGGCATCCATCTGAAAAATTAATAAAAGAATATAAAGATTATGAGGAGAAACAAAATGACAAATAAAGAAATATTTAAGAAAGCTACTTATGATTCGTTAGATAAGCAGGTAGGCGGGAAGCACTACCAAAATATGAAAATTCAACCCGCAGAATTTATAAACGAAAACAAGTTGCTTTTTGCAGAAGGCAACGCTATAAAATATATCTGTAGACATCAATCGAAGGGAAAAGAAGAGGACGTGAGAAAAGCTATACACTATTTAGAGATGGTTCTTGAAAGGGACTACGAATGAGAAGTACTCAAATTCCTTTGTTCACACCACAAACGGAATGGGTAATGCCTGATGAACTTAAAGATCTCAAAGGACACAAAGAAATAGCAATCGATTTAGAGACTAATGACCCTTATTTAATGACACTGGGGTCAGGTAATGTTACCGGTAGAGGCCACATTGCTGGCGTTGCGGTGGCTGTAGAGGGCTGGTCTGGCTATTTTCCTATACAACACGAGTCCGGTGGTAATATGGACAGAAAACTAGTTTTATCTTGGTTGCAAGATGTTTGTAATCAACCCGATACTACCTTTATATTTCACAATGCAATGTATGATGTCTGTTGGTTGAGAGCAGCAGGAGTTATAGTCAAGGGTAAAATTGTAGACACAATGATTGCAGCGTCTTTAATAGATGAGAATAGATTATCTTATGCATTAAATACGTTAGCTAAATTTTATGTAGGTATTGGTAAAGATGAAAACGTTTTACAAGCAGCCGCAAAAGAATATGGATTAGATCCTAAAAAAGATATGTGGAGATTGCCAGCGCTTTTTGTTGGACAGTACGCGGAACGTGATGCGGAAGCTACCCTTAAACTTTGGCAGAGATTAAAGATAGAATTATATAATCAAGAACTAATGGATGTCTTTACATTAGAGACAAAACTATTTCCTTGTTTAGTTGATATGAGATTCAAAGGTGTAAGAGTTGATTTAGACAAAGCGGCTAAAATCAAAAAAAATCTTATGGATCGTGAGGCTAAAATCGTCAGTAAAATCAAAAGTTTAACAGGAGTTGACGTAGAAATACACGCGGCTCGGAGCATCGCAAAAGCGTTTGATAATTTAAAGTTACCTTATGATAGAACAGAAAAAAGTAAGGAGCCTAGCTTTACAAAAAACTTTTTACAAAACCATCCACACGAATTACCAAAACTAATTGCTGATGCAAGAGAGATTAACAAAGCGCATACAACTTTTATAGATTCAATTACTAAGCACGCAGTTGACGGTAGAATACACGCAGACATAAATCAAATACGATCTGATGCAGGCGGGACCGTGACTGGTAGATTCTCTATGAGCAATCCAAACTTACAGCAGATTCCAGCGAGGCATCCGGAACTCGGACCGATGATAAGATCTATATTTATTCCAGAAAAAAATACAACGTGGGGATCGTTTGACTACTCACAACAAGAACCTAGAATTTTAGTACACTATGCAAAGTTACAAAACTTAATGGGTGTAGATGAAATTGTAGATGCATACAATGCAGGTGATGCAGACTTCCACCAGGTTGTTGCAGATATGGCAGGCATTGAACGTAAGCAAGCAAAAACTATTAACTTGGGTTTGATGTATGGTATGGGTAAAAATAAATTAATGGCAGAACTAGGTTTGATGAAAGAGTCTGCTGAAAAATTAATTAAACAATATCACACAAAGGCTCCGTTTGTAAAACAACTGATGGATAATGTATCTCGTAAAGCAAATGATCGTGGTAAGATTAGAACTTTAGGCGGACGTGCGTGTCATTTTGATTTATGGCAACCAGTACAATTTGGTGTGTTTAAACCTTTACCATTAGAACAAGCAAGAAAAGAATATGATGAACCATTAAAGCGTGCATTTACTTACAAAGCTTTAAATAAATTAATACAAGGTAGCGCAGCTGATATGACAAAAAAGTCTATGGTTGCACTGTATGAAAATGGTATAATACCACACATTCAGATTCACGATGAGGTGGATATCTCTGTTGAATCTGATAAAAAGGCAGAACAAATAATTAATATTATGGAGTCTGCGGTTGAATTACAGGTTCCAAACAAAGTGGATTATGAAAAAGGAGATAATTGGGGCGATATTAAATAATGGCAACTTATTTAAATTCAGATATACCACCCATTTATTGTAAAATAAGGAAGGAATATTTATATGATTTTGAAAAACATCACGGAGAGTCTGAAGACTGTTGTATCTTTTCTATTAGCTCTATTACAGATCGCGCACTCTTATTTAACATTATGCTACCAAATGGTGCGTGTTTTTGGAGACTGCCTATATCAGCGTTTTTTCAAGAAAAATTTGATAGAAGCAAAGTGCCCGATATGCCTATCGACCAACTTCAATTGTGGAATTGCTTTAGTTATTATCCTAGTGTTCATTGCTTTAGTTTTTTAAGAGGTAAACGTGGAAAATATTTTGGCAAAGATAAAAAAAATTACCCATTCGAATATTTATTTACAATTGATTGGGCTCATCCGGAAAGTAATATCCTGGATACAGAACATTCTGAAATTCCTGCTGAACATAAGTGTGCGCATATATTGGCTCTTGATGACGGCAATTATGCAGCTCAGCCTAATAATCGCATTCTGTGGGATGCTCCTAACTACACTGTTGGTAACAGGGTACCTGACTATTATGTCCAAACTACGAGATGGAATGTCGAAAATAAAGATTGGCTGACAGAAGATTCCAAAAAAATGTTCTACCAAACAGAAGACAAATAATATAAAATACATCACCGTGCAGAAGAAAATGAGGAAGTATTATGGAGATAGCCAGGATGGATTACAGATTCACAGCAGTGTTGATAGTATTGCTATGTCTATTAGCTATCTTTGGAGGTCCAAGTGGATATTAAACGTAAGCTCTCCTTATTCTTTCATAAACTATCACTAGCGTGGTTATCGTGTATGATATTTATGGTGCAAGGTAATTTACCTGCACTAACTTCAGCTCACGCTGTCATTGCAACGCGGACCGGTGCGATTACTGGTTTTTTAGTTGTGTTTATGTCTTTTATACCCTGGAAGTTTCATTACAAATTACCTATACTTATGTTTATAGGTTGTTTTACTGCAGATATATTATCTCATTCAACTCATTTTGGACAATATTGGTCTGAAGCAGCTTGCACTGCATTATTGGCTGCAGTGTTTTCTTATGTTATAACACTGTCACCAGCAGGTAAAAAATTAGAGGAGTATATAGGTGGCAAATAAACCATTAGATATTGGAGACGAAGCAAGAGTACAGATGCCTATGAAGACGGTAGTCTCTCTGATTATAATCGTCGCCCTCGGCACTATGGGCTATTTCCAGATTATAGAACGTCTTAATATTGCAGACACTCGTTTACAGTTAATGGAAAAAGATCTTGGAGAAAATACAGAGTTTAGAATTAAATGGCCACGTGGACAATTAGGTTCACTTCCAGCGGACTCGGAGCAGTATATGTTAATCGAAGATCTATATAAACAGGTAGAAAAATTACAACAAAATATTGAAATGAATATGAGTAACAAATTAAAAATAGAATTTATGGAAGGTCAGATATCAAAATTATTAGTAGATGTAGAAGAATTAAAAGATGCCAACAGAGAGATAGTATATAAAAATGGAACGAGTAACTAGAAAAATTTTAGATTATCTTTATGAAATGAAACGAACTGTTACCAGACAACGTTTACACAAAGATTTAAAAAAAGAAGTTGAAACTGGCAAGCACGGTACACAAAAATACGTTGTAAAAGAAGGACCCAACAAAGGTAAAATATTATGATAGAGTCTGTGGTAGCCTTACTTATGTTTATTAATGGAAGTATTAGTGAAGCACGTATTCAAGAATCAATGGCTACGTGTTTACGTGGTAAGCGCCAGGCGGAAAGACAATATTCAGAAAGTGTATCTTATAAATGCTATACTGGTTCAGCGGAATTAGAGACAAATATAGATGGATCTTTTTCAATTAAGAAGTTAATATTAGAATAATGAAAAAATGTAAAAAATGTGGAAAAGAATTCGAACCTAAAGACGAATTAGATATGTTTTGTAGTGACGAGTGTAAGCAAGAAGCACTAGCTGATCTTGACAGTGACAGCGATGAATGTTTAAGCTGTCAGTAATGCTAAAAAATAAAAAATTCACAATCAAAACAGAAGTAGTCAATGGTAAATGTCCAACGTGTGATGAGTTCACAACGATGGTAAATATCGATGTAATATTTTTTAGATGTATGAATTGTGGAGCAGATTTAGAACAACACATCAATGGTAAGATAACTTATCTACCGGTGATTACTACACCCAAAGGTGCTAAACCTTTTGTCAAAGAATGGTTAGATGAAGAGTAATGGCCAAGCAAAAATTTACCCATTTCGTACCAAGAGATAAGCCTAAGAAGCGTCGTGGCGTTCACACAAAATCATTAAACAAACACAAAAAATTACAAAAAAAATTGACACGT